CTTTGATTAATATGGTGAATTGGAAACAACCAGGCTTCTTCGATGTATCTATGATTGTCATTTACTCACTTTGTTTGATGTTAGTGATATTAAATGTCATAGTATATTTCAAAAAAAGGAAGGGTTAAAGTGGAGAAAAATTCGCAGACTGAAGCTAATAAACGTTGGCAAGAGAAGAATAAAGAACGTTCAAAGTACATTAGCGCACGATCAAGAGCTCGTAGTTTTATTAAAAACCATGCGTTAGAGGAAGATTTGGATGAATTTATGGAATTAATTTTAGAACGTAAACAAGTATTATTAGAAATGAAAATAGACCAAGACGGCATGTAAAGGAGTTACTATGTTGGAATACGAATGCTATTCATTTAGTCGTTTATTTTTAAATAGCAATCTTGAATTCTTTTTTATTCTAGGAGTAAATAATTCAGATAATTTCGACGGATTATGGGATGGAAGAAATATAGAAGTAATAGGATATGCTGTGATTTATATAGATTCGGAAACAAATGAACAAAAAAATTTCATATATTTAATTGATTATCATAATAAAAAACACGACATTGCAATTAAGTACACAAAGAAATTTATAGAACAAATGTCTTTATCTGACAAACTATCTGATAGAGAAAATTTTAAAATTATAAACACTGGAGTGTATAGCAGAGTGGTTTCAGAACCATACAAAGATTTTATAAAGGCTGTTGTGAAAAATGAAATACCGGAGTTTATTTTAGACTTGTAAATTGAAAACCGAGTGACAATTTTTGTCTACTCGGTTTTTTCTTTATTGTGCATTAAGTAAACTATATTTATCTACTGACTGGTTTACATACGCTGCTTGATAATAATTTTTAACCCCTCGTAGTCACCACTAGTCAATTTACCTGCATCAAATTTATCTAGCCATGACTTATTAATGATCGCTTTGTCCACTGCTTGTTTGATTAAATCACGTACCGCACCTTTTGTTGTTGTGTTAGTGAATTTCATAATATCTTCATCCTTTTCTGTTGGTTTTTCTATTTCCATTGGCTTCATTGCTTCTTCAATTCGTCTCAAGAAACTGTTCCAACGGTTTTCTGCCAATATACGATGCGGACAATACTTGCCGTTCCAATCCTGATGCTTCTTAACTCGCTCAATGCCCCAACCAAATTGCTTTAATAGCTTAGAAATGTATTGAACTGTGTTTTCCTCCGCCACTCCATAGCGAACACCACCACTTTTGCTGTAACAAATCTCTACTCCAATAGAAATACGGTTGCCTTTTTTGTGTGCATTTGGGTCTGTACTACCTCCTCCATCACCACAATGCCAAGCACTTCGGTTGAAAGGAATAGCTTGAATAACTTCTTTATCATCCACAGCAACATGGTAAGACACCTGATTATTGTTATTAATCATGTATTCAATTTCCTTTGCTGCAGTAGCATCATTGGCTGTGTTGTGCACTGTAATAAATTGAGGCACCATGGTGTATGGCGCCTTGATTGAATATTTGCTTGCTAGTAAGAAGGTTTGTTTAAAAGTGTAAACCATTACTGCTCACCTTCTTTTTTTGCCGCCTTTAACAAGTCAAATGTACCTGATGCTGTTAATCCTGCAATAAAGCCAGCCATTAACATGACATACATTGGATATTCAGCTAACGGCCATAAAACCAAACCAATAAAAATACCAATCACTACCGATGTGATTGGCATGTATTGAGTATTTAGATTAAAAGTCTTTTTAAGTACCTCTGCAACCGCTAAAACAATTGCAACCATCACCATTGCAATCATAAAAATATTTGTTAAATCCATTATTCATCATCCTTTTCTTTGTTTTTATAAGTATGTTTTTCCATACGGTCCATACGTCCTTCTAACGATGTTAAACTGCGACTGATTCCTTGCATTGCAGTTGCTTGCTTACCTTGTGCTGCAGTTAAAGCTTCTAAGTTTTCTGTTAATTTTTGTTCTCGTTTTGCTGAATTCCAAAAAACATATATGACTAAGCAAATGCATAAAATCGACCACACAACCTGCGAGTTTGCTATATGACTTGCTGTTGTTACTGCGGATACAATATCCATTCAATCACCAATCCTTTGCCCTATTTAAAATAAAGAGCCATGAGAAGTATCGATATTCAGTACAGTGTACTGTAGCCCATATCGATTGCTCTCATAGCGCATAATAAAAGCACTCTCTTTTGAGAGTGCTTTGGTAGTTTATCTGTAAAACCATCCTTTTCTGTTCTCGATTTGATTTTGGATTCCTCCGATAGTCCGTTGAAGCCCAGCTGCAATATACGGAGATATTTTTTCCATTTCCTCTCGATCAGAAATTACTTTTGTTAAATTATCTAAAAATACTTTTTCTTCATCAGAATATGGCAAACCACTACGTTCTGTACTAAAAGTCATGTAATCCTCCCCTTTCGTCTACTCATTTCGACAAAAAGGAAGGGATTCCCTTCTTTGTTAGTCAATAAATTAAGCACACTCTATTGAGAGTGCTCATTCATTCTTAAGTGGTTCTTTTCCTACAAACAAAAACTTTTGTACGGTTCTTCCTGTTGCATTTAAAATTTCATTTGCAAGTTTATTTGCGATAACATTTGGATTCGTAAAATTCTGACTGACCTTAGGTGAAATGTAAGTAGCTGATTTTTCTACACCTTTTCTTAAGTATGTGTAACCACACTTTAAATGTACTTTTTCATCCATATACATCCCTCCTTTATTTATCTTTCGACATAAAGGTTGGTTTTCCTTTACTTAAGATTCGAATACTTTCCAAACCATATCATCATCCTCAATTGATCCATATGATAAAAGTTCAACAATCTTACCCTTTGGTACATCTTCATATTCCGACAAAAAATTAGTAACTTCATCAATAAAAAAGTACTTTTCTCTTATGAATGCTAGAAAGAACTTAGTTTCTTTAAATGTAAATTGATTTGTATAAGCCAATATTTTCTCTACATCATTAATAAAAAACTTCTCAGGGACATATTGTCCTTTATATTTCATTTCTACTATTGCAATTATTTCTTCAACACAATTCCCTAGATAATCATTTTTTGCTTTTTCTACATCTAATTTAACAACAACTAAATCTATCTTTTGGTTAGTATCTATAGCATATTCCGTAAAAATGGCTAAATGATTATCTTTTATAAATGTATCACCCAACCGGTTTCTAATATGATAATACATTGCATTTTTTAACGTATCTTCCTTCAATAAAAAATGAAGATTGTAATCACTTTTTATATCATAACGCCATACTTCTATTATTGTCTCATGTATTTTTTTATAAATTGACTCCACTGACAAACCCCCCATTTACTTTTCTATTACTTATTATTGAGTTTAATGTAGGTAAAGTCAGTAATATATTTTTGACAATAAAAATAACGCTAAGCCTATGCTTGCGTTTCTATTTCCGTAGCTGATACTGGTAACACACTATTTATAATGTGTTTATTAATGATCGCCCCACCAATATTCACGAAATTAATTTTTTGATCATTGAGTGTGGCTGTAAATGCTGCTACGTCAAACTCAGCATTCGTTAAGTTAATTGCTTGGCCGTTGTTTAGTTGTACTTGATAATCCATGATATCATTCTCCTTTTATGTTAGTGCTACAGAACCTTTTGTTGAACCGTCAACTTGTACATATAACCTTCCGTTTGAGTAAGAGATACCTATACCCGACGAATTAGCTCTTGCGACTCCTCGAACAGTTGCGTATGAAAAATCTACAGTCCCATTAAAATCTGTAATGCCACCACCTGTTCCGATTGTTATATCTGCAGAACTCAAATTAATTTCTTGAGCGTTTAATTCCATCCCATAACCTGAACTGTTGATACGGTTTGAGTTATTAAAAACTAGTGACTTAAAACCACCACTTTTACCTAAATACAAATTGTTCCCTACTGTAGCATCAGTGCTAATGTCAATCGTGGCACCTTCAATCCTTCCAGCATAAATTGTCCCTAAGTTACCACTGATATCAGAAAGGACACTGACAGCACCAACCAAATTAATCTTAGATGCCTGGATAGTAACCGACGTTGATGTTTGGTTAATCAACGATGCTATTGTATTACCGTTGTAATCCGTTTGAGAGACCTTACTGCTGATTTGACCAGCTTGTTGGACAATAGAACTCTCGGCTGTACCTAACCTTGAATCGACATTAGATACCCTCGTTGATATTTGACCGACTTCAATAGATAAAGACGACACTTGTGTTTGAGTGCTATCAGCTTTCCTTTCAACCCTTGTAACCTCTGCTGTTATGCTGTCAGCTCGGATGTTAAGTTGAGCCACCTCGTTAGTAATACGATTGTTCACACTCAAATTAATGTTGTCAGCTTTAATATCAATAGCTGCAATGCTTTTATCGATACGCTCCACTTCTAAGCGAATATTAGAATCCGTTTGTGTAAAGGATGAACGATATTCCTTAATGGACTCCTTTAAAATCTCCTGTGTTTCGGTTAATTCATCAGACAAAGTTTGAGGCAGGGCATTACCGATTACAACGGCCACAGTCTTAAATTCATCAGTCTCTTCATCAATAACTTGAGTGACCTCTAAAATACGAGTCTGCATTTCATAATCCCAAGGCTCGTAAATGAGCCAGATACGCTCTCCAAGCTGTTTATCCAGTAACTCTATCGAATCCAACTCAATTGATATTTCTGGCTGGTCTTTTAACGACTTTCGAGCCTTGTCCATCAAATTCTCCGAATCTGAAAAACGTTCATCGCTCATATCATCAGCATCACGAATACCCCATTTAGCAGCCTGTGGTGATGTGTATCGGACAACAAGATTATCTTTACCTTTGGCACTGATACGAGTTCGTAGATTGTCTGTATTAACCGATTTAGATAGTTCAATAATGTTGTCACCATATTGATAGATAAAATCGTTGTCTGGGCCAAGCATTTTACTGAAATGAATGTTGTTGTTTGATGTGATCTCGTACTCACATTCAAATGCTTCACATATTTGATTTACTAATTTTACGATGTTGTCATTACCAAAAGCTTCTATATAGCCATCCTCGTTAAAATCACTTGTGAAGGTCCAACCTGTGTCACGTAATGCAAAAGTGGCAAACTCATTTAAGGTTTTATGTCCACCGTTGGTACCCTCTTGCCTACGCCAAATGTTGTCAAAAAAGATATGCTGTGCAAGGATTGACTTCACATTCCCTCGTGATTTCCGTTGTAGCTGCTTTATTCTAAATTGAAAGCCTCCAGCCTCGATGATACTTTCCTCTGCGATCAGTTGAAATGAATGTGGGTTATCACGTTCACTTGCATCCAAGGTCAGTTCAAATACACCATCGATGTTCTTTCTTACAACTGGCCTACCTCTACAAGCCAAAGCTTCTGATAGAGTACCTTCGTAGTTAGTGATTGATAGCATCGCATCACCTTCTTTCACAATAAAAATACGCTACTCAATTGGAGTAGCGCTTACTGAACAATATGGAACGAACGATTATCTACTTAATCTGCAAGTTACGACAAATGCGTCATACCATCCCTTGAGTTCAGGTATAGCATTTATGTCGCTTTCTGTGTAAAATTTATTATTTTCATCAAAAATATGAATAGCTTCTTTCTTCTCCACTTCACTATAACCATAATGATACAGCTTAAATATTACTCCTTCAATTTCCTCAGTATAAATTTTTGCTTTATTTGAATTATTTGACATTTTTTAGTCCCCTTTCATTTCCTCAATATAATATAAAAAGGGACTCGGAAATTTAACATTTTATTTCAGGTTATTTCAGACACCTTCAGTAGAAGTCAAAATATAATCCTCAACGGCAGCACGATAATCCTCGTTTGTAACATCATCAAGAACATATACTGAATTGGTCTTTGGGTTGAGACCACCATTCATAATGCGCTCTGCTGCAATCCGTACTACAATTTGATTAATCATTATAAAATCCCTCCTACTTGTGCATCTGTTTGTAATAAGAGTATATCTTCTTCTAATTGCTTAATTCGAAGCTGTTCCGTTGTTAATTCTGGCTCAGGGTAAAGCTCAATTATAGGAGCTAATGTATCCAGGCTTATTTCCTTGATGAAAGCTTTCGAATAATCGACAGAGCCATAAGGAATGTCCATGTAAGATAACTCCCCCCAATCACCATAAGGAACTACATTTCCAACTGATTCTCCTGTTTGGTAAATAATCCGACCTGTTAATTTCTCATAAACCACCCTATTATGAATCACCGCCATTTGTTATCCTCCTTATTCATATGCGTACCAATTAGCAGCCAAATCTCTAACATTTCCGACTACTGGAATTTTCATTTTATTATTTAACAATATTTTATAAACTGTTACTGTATTTGTCTGCACTACACCAGCCTGATAAAATGTCGTTTTAACAGATTCTGAATTTAAAGTATCATTAAACTTAGTATACACAGACATATAAAACCCTGGGGCAGATTTGACCATTACCAAAATAACGCTCGGTGTAAATTCTAATAGCGACTCAATGTCCAATTCCAGAAAATAATAATTCGATGATGCACCAGATGTAAGACTGAAAAGTTCCGTGGAACTACTCATGTTTTTAGTACCTGATGCCTTTTTATTACCCTCTATCGCATTAATATTAGCAACCATTTGAGCAAATGTAGCATCTGCTGAGGTAGTCACACCTTTACCAGTAATAGCGGTCGCTAAATCTGTTTTACTATTACCTACATGTGTAAAAATCGACTTCTGAGCTGGTGATGTATCAGGAGCATTACCCAAGATATGCACAATCTCTATTCCATCTAGCACTTCAAAGGCGTTGTTGTAAGATGACACGTAATCAATCTCTACATATAAGGGAACATTTTTGCTTTTTTTAATGATTGGAATGTACAGTTTATTAGTGCCATCATCTACCCATGCAATCGCTGTACCTATATTAGCTGCAAAAGCATCATGCATGGTTACAATGTTCATTTCCGATATTAAGATTTGTCCAGTTGTAATGTCTGTGCTTGTCTGAATGATTACTTCTGCACCACCATTGGCATTAGCACCAACACTACGATTTGTAGCCATCTTTATTTTAAAATAACCTGACACCTTAAAATCATTAAATGTGAACCTAATTTCCTCTTTATTGGTGTTATTATCCCAAATAATTGAAGGAAAACTTCTAATGGCATGATTATCTGTAATCTTAACAGTTCCATTAGCATTAGGCTTACCTATTTCAATTTCTGACCAATCTGCACCATTTTCAATTTCTAATCTATCATTAAAGTAACGGATGCCATGCACACCATTTTCTGACAGTATTTTTTGTCCCAAATGTTCAGTAACTTCCGTTTTATTATCAGAGACCGTTTGCTTGATATTTGCTATTTCTTGATTAACTTCAGTTAGGTCAGCGTCCTTACCTGGTAGCCCCCGTGGCCCTTCTGGTCCTTGAGGGCCTGTCTCTCCTTTAGGACCTTTAATGGTACCCACATTGGTCCAATCATTAGTAGTATCTGACCAAACATATAGGTCGCCATTAATTAAATAAGCATCCCCTGGCTCACCAATTGGAGGCAGAGAGCTTTCATCTGGCAGTGTTCCTAGAATCCTTACCCCTGTACCCTGCTCACCTTTCTCTCCCTTTTGAACAAACATCGCCCAATCAGCATTTGATAGCACAGGTAATGAAGGTGGTCTACCGCCTTTATTGTCACGTAAAGCCATATAACCGTTACCTTCTAAAGTAACAAAGTTGTTCTTTTTGTACTGTGTTTCGGTGTTCCATTCTTTTAAATTTACTAACCCTTCTACGTTTGGTAAGACTACATTTATTGCATCAGTAGCTGTCTGTGCTGCTTGTGTCGCTTGATTCGCGTTTCCAGTTGCTGTGTTTGCATCTTGAGTAGCTTGTACAACATCAATCTTTAACTGTGACAAGTTCGAAGCCTCTTGGTTGGCGTTATCTGCTGCCTCTTGAGCGAGTACAGCTTTTTCGTTAGCATAATTAGCTTTTTCTTCTGCAAGCAAAGCACTAGCATTCGCTAATTCTGTGGCTGCTTTAGCTAATGCTGTCGCTTCTTCTGTAGCCGTTTTAGCAGTCCTAGCCTCTTGTGCTGCAGTTAACGCTTGCTGAATGGAATCGTTTAGGCGTTCTAGTAATTCCCCGATATTTTCACCAGTCAGCATATCAATTTGTTGCTGAAGGTTGTTGATCTTTCCGAGCATTTCCTCTCTCAAGTTATCAGTCAAACCATTGGCTTCACCGATTAAGGCTTCTAACAGCCCGAAATTATAGTTCAAATCGTCTCGGTACCCTTTATCAAAGGAAACACCGATTTCACGCATACGTGCCATTGTAGCCCTCCTCACTTGTAATAAAATTTAAATTTAAAGGATAGTAGAAATTGAGTTGCACCATTAATTTGAATTGTGTTCCAGCCAGGATTCAATACTAAGACTTTACGGTTTGTATCTTTGAGAATACTGCTACCGTTTTTAGTAAATCTAGTAGGTGTTTCAAGTTTAATAACATCATTAGCACCACTAGAACCGTTGTATTGCCATTGTGTACCGTTCGTGGTATTTCTGATATTTAGATTGGTACTAGCACCGCGAAACTCAATCTCGAAGAGCATGTCTCGCAAGTTAGTTTTTAGTGGCACATCACCAGCGTTGTAAACTTGAAAAGATATTTCGTTTTGGAACACATATTTTAATGTCATTGGATCCACAGCAATTAACCCCTGCCCTGTTTGCCATAACTCTTTATCAAAGGTATGCGCATCTAATGTGGTGCCTGCCGATTCAGCATAAGGTAATTGAAAGGTCTCAAATTCAATATCAACCTTTCCTATCAATCCATTTTGTTCAACCTCATTCATATTGGTACGAATCACTTTGTACCGTTTACCTTTTAATATTTCAATATTGTTTGGTAGTTGAGGATTCTCGCCCCACGTTTGACCAGGTAACTCAAAGTCATAAGTACTTGTCTTATAGGTCGGCCGGCCTTCATAGATATAAAAAGGCTCCAAGTCGCTAAAAATTGAAAACAATTTGTCGCGTCTTAGAGCAAAATCTAATTCATCTGATGCTATATACATAATTGATAGGATGATAACCCTTGTTCCATGATTTACTGATTCTCGTACTACCCCTGGTCGTCCATCTACATCAACACTTGATGCTTTTTGTTCGATAGGTCTGATTAATAAATCCTGTGTGATATACCCCTCTTTGACAAGGGAGAGTGTAGCCCCTGTACTGTATTCGATTATTGTATCCATTGACTACACCCCTTTACCTATCGTTGTTCTTCTCGATGAAACCCTGTTGCTTTGATTTCTATCTACGTATTCACTAATCACATCACCATCTAATTCCACAACAAAATCCAGTTTGCTAATTAATGCAGCAATCTGTCTTAATACTCCAATTTGATCTTGGCTTGATGTTAATTCGTAGCTGTTTAATAAATGTGAATCCATACCACCATTAAGAGCTGTTGACAGTCCAATTGATGCTGCTGAAATATCAGTCTGCATTATATCCGTTAGGCTTCTAACAGTGTTTTCTAACATGCCTTTTGTGCTTGCCAACCCTTGGATAATGCCCTGTCCAGAAAACACCCCTGATTTTTCAAGAACCCTTGATGGTGATTTGATTTGCAACGCTTTACGAATCGTTTTGTCGATAGTATTGGCTATCTCATTTGCTTGTGCTTGTAAAGCAGGCACTTGACTAGCTAGTCCATTTCTTAGACCTTCAATAGCATTGATACCAATCTCTTTCATGCTACTAATCATCGGGTTAAATTCATTTTTTGTACCTTCACGAATTTGTTTAATTTGTTCAACCCATTCGTTTTGGTATTGCTCTAGCTTAGATTTTGTTTCTGTTTGCAGCTTTTCAATCTGATCTGCCATGTCTTTGCGTTGACCTGTTAATTCAAATTGAGCACGTTCTCTAGCAATCTGCGTTTTTTCTTTCCAAAGATTTTCGTACTCATTCAATTCTCCAAGACTTAGCTGATTTAATGCTGCAATTTCAGCTTGAGCGCTTGGTCCAATTGCTTGTAACTCTGCAATCAAGCCTTGGTCTACACCCTTCGCTGCAAGCATTTGAAGATCGTTTGCCCAATCACGCATTGCATCTACTTGACCGCGTAGGTTTTCTATTAGCTTAGAACCAAATACATCTGTTTTACGCTCAAATTCATCAAAGATACTGATCGCATTAGCAATCTCTTTAGCGCGAGCATCCTCGGCATCCTGATAAGCTTTTTTGAGCTCCTTGATACCATCAATTTCAGCCTGTTGTACATCTTTAATTTTGCTAATGTATTCCTCGTTTAACGTCATTAATCGGTCGTGGATGGCTTGCTTTGTCTCAGCGATTTTATCCTCGTAGTAGATACGTTCCTCACTACCAACCTTGTAAGCTTTAACATACTTTTCATAAGCAGCAAGCTCTTGCGTCAATGACATTAAGTTGTATTTCTTACGACGGTCAACGTAGTCCTTCTCTTTGTTGAATTGCTCCGTTGTTAACTCGGCCATCGATTTGTTGTACTCGATCTGTGCTTTGATACGTTCCTCTGTGCCTTTTTTGAACAAACTAGTCGCATACTGCCAGTAAGCAGCTTGTTCCTTAGTAGACCACTTTTCCAACCCTACTTGATGTTCAGCGTATTCTTTCAATTTATCGTACTGCTCTTTTGCAGACTTGGAACGAATAGCATCAATCTTTTTGGCCTTTTCTTTTTTCATTTTTTCTAGTGCTGATTTTTCATCATCATGCAATTTCAGGATTTGGCGTTGTTGAGCAGCTGTTAGCTTTTTCTTTTTGTCATTAGCTTTGGCATTGATCTCAGCTATTTTGTTGTTAGACTTCTTAGTAGTTTCTGCTTTTTTCTTCGCATACTCTGCTTCAACTGCCTTGATTTCCTTTTCGATTTCGTTGGTTTTCGAAGCAAGGATTTTCTTCGCACTATCCATCATACTCGTTGTTGCTTGTACTGTTTGCTGGAAGTTCGGAATTGCTACTTTGGACATAGCTTCGGCAGATTTCTTAATATAGTCCATATTATTGTAAATACCTGTTGCAACACCCGCTGGTATCCACTTTGCAACTTTGGCCATTTCCCTTGATGGTGAATGAATGCCAAGCTTTTTACGTAGCCAAGCTGGCAATAGTTCTGCAAGTTCCGCAACTTTTGCTTTTACTTTACCAAACCAGTTGTTAATTCCTTTCACTAAACCAGCTACAATGTATTCGCCAATTTTCACTAGACTAATATTTTCTAAAAATGATTTAGCCGCATTCCAACCATTAATAACAGCAGTTTTGACATTACCCATCGCTGTTGAAACAATATTTTTAAAGCCATTCCAAATGCTTGTAATCGTAGATTTAATACCATTAAGAATAGATGTAATTGAATTCTTTATTCCATTCCAAATGCTTTTAACGACATTAGCTATGGCATTTAAAACACTTGAAATTACGCTCTTAATGCCATTCCAAACAGCACGTACAAGACCTGAAATACTTGAAAACAAATTATCTAGGAAGGATGCAATGCTTTGCCATACACTTGTAAAAACTGTTTTGATACCTGTAAGAATTGTATTAAAGAATGTCTTTATTCCATTCCAAACAGATTCTATCGATGATTTCATGCCATTAAAAACATTATTAACAACAGTTCTTATAGTAGCTAAAGTGTTAGTGAAGATGCCCTTAATTGCTGTCCATATACCTTGTAAAAACGTCTTTGCGGTTGAACCGAATGCTTTTAATGGTCCAAGTAATTTTCCTATAAAGTAAAGGTTAACAATACCCCAAACTGCTTGTAATGCCCCACCTAAAATTTGTTTAATACCATCCCAAACACCTTGCCAGTCACCTTTAAATAAAGCACTGAACGTTTTAATGATGCCTAAAATAATATTAATGGCACCTTGGATAACGTTTTTTATAGCCTCCCATGTTGAAACGATTAAAGCTTTAACGACAGGCCAAATAAACTGCATAATAGCTCCAATGGCTGACATTACGGTTGTAATTACTGTACCAATAGCATTCCAAATTGTTGATGCAGTTGACTTTATGCTTTCTTGGTTTTCATTCCAGAAAGTAGTTATCTGTGACCATACTGACATCACTAAATCTTTGATCGCTGTTACAGCAATAGAAATGCCTGTTTTAATAGCTGCCCAGACTGTTTGAACTTGAGATCTAAACTTTTCATTTGTTTGATATAGGCGTACCAAAATCGCGATAAAACCTACAATAGCTAAAATGACTAAACCAACTGGGCTAGTTATCATGCCAAAAGCTTTAACAATAGGCTTTCCGAAGTTTTTTATGGCAGTTCCTATTTTCGCCATTGTTCCACTGAAATTAGTAAATAATCCTGTAACAAATGGTATTGCCTTACCTATTCCACCTGTAATAGCAGGTCCTAACCCTTTAAAAAGCTCTCTGAATGCAATTATGTTAGGAACCACCGCAAGTAAAACACCACCAATGGAAATGAAGCTAGCTAAAAGTACACCGATAACTCGATTACTTTCCATCCCACTGTTCATGAACTCTAAGATGTTATTGACTATATTCATTAGTCCCGCACCAACTGGAGCCATACCAATACCTAAATTCACTAATAGCTTTGTTATGTTGCCGATTAACTGTAGAACACTAGGTGCTGTCTGTTGAACATAGGCCAAGAATGTTTGGAATCCTTGATTTTGAGATAAACTTGCTGACCACTCTTTAAATCGAGCCATCATCGATACAAGTCCATCCATCATGCCTGATGATGATCCAGAAAATGCACTGAAGAAATAAACAATACCTGCGGTTGCATCTCTAAATATCGCCCGAATCTTTGGCATGTTCGTGTTCACATAATCCATAAAGGATTGGAACTTAGAGCTTCCCGAAAGACCATTTGACCATTCTGCAAAGCGTGCTGTCATTTCCTCGAAGCCTTTAGCTGTCGAGGCTGTTAATGGAGCAAATGCTGTTAACATTGAGAATACGCCTTGAAGTAAATTGCCCATTGAACGAGTCACTGTTTTCAACATCTTTGCGCCTGTCGTGTTCAAATAGTCTAAGAACTTTTGAATTGGTGGCGTATCAATAGCTTCGTTAAGTTGCGTCATCAAGCTAGATACTGCTTGAGCGCTGGATACAAACAATGGTCTTAATTTTGTAAGTAATGTATTTGTAACCTGCATTGCACTTGTAAAAGCTTTTAGTACTGGCTTTTCTGTCTCTTTTACAAGTCCCTGATAGGTTGATTTCATGTTGTCAAAAGAAGCCTTTGCATTCTTTTGAGCAGCGTTTAACTGTGCATTTTCGTCAAATAACTTTTTGATGGTCGGGATTGCAACTGCCGCAAATGCTCCTGCTGCGACACCAGCACTTGCAAACGCCCCTGCTAAAGCAAAAGTGGAACCAGCTAATGTACCGATCATTGGACCAAGATTAGCAATAGCTACACCTACGTTAGCTAGTAGTGGTGCAATCATCGGTAGAACGGCAATTATTGAACCTTGTAACGTGTGTTGCATGAGCTCGCCAAAGGCACGAATATCGGTTGCAATACGTTGTATTTTCCTTTGGAAATTTTCTATTCGCGCCTCAATTTTGACGACTACTTTATCTCGTACAAGCGCTGCTATACGAGCTCGAATTTCAGCCATTCGACGGTTAAATTCGGATATATCTGCACCAATTTCTACACGTACATCATTTGCCGAAGTGCGAATGGCCTCGCGAACTTGCCTCATACGAGCCATAAACTGCGTTATGCGAGCCCCTATTTGAGCAGTGAAGTTTCCGTTCATAGCATTCTCCCTTCTATGGCTTCCAGTTTTTCAATGCTGCCATTGCTTTTGCATGTTTCCGTTTCTTAACTTCTGGATCTACTTCTTTTTGATTCATGGTTTTTCTTACTTTATCCGCATCAAACAAGTCGCTCTTAGGATTAATACGCGGCTTATTAGTTGCTACACGATTAAACATTGCTGCATCAGCTAATGTTTGATAATGGTCAATACGAGCTTCATTGGCACCCTCTAAAAACGCTTGGAATTCACTTGGTCGCCAAGATAGAATTAACTCTGGATCATAGACCCTTAAATATCTTGCTGCATCTCGATAGATTTGTCGGATTTCACTAACTCGATCTGTTTGTTCTCTAATAATTCGGCTCTCGCTGATTTCATCATTTCGATTCCAGCTGCTGCTTGTTCTTTTTCTTCCTCGGATGCTACTGATTCGAATAGCTCTAAGTTCTCCCAGAATGTCTTGACAGCTTTTTTGAAAAAACCCGATTCATCAATTTCTCGGAAAGCTTCTTTGAATAATGGTTCTACATCGCCATCTTCTTCGATTCGCTTTTCTAGAGCTGCTTCAATTTCTGCTTTGCTAGGCTGTTTTGATAAATGAGCAAGACCGCACATCCAAAATGCCCGTAATGCGTCTAAATCAAATTGCAGTAAGCCTTGATAGATCTGATTAAATCCACCTGGTCGGTTTCCATGAGCATCTAAATCATTAAATTCTTTATCCGCCTTATTTTTAAAAGCAAAAGTAAACTTCGCTGTAAGAGTGTTTTCACCAATTAATAGTTGAGCCATTTATAATCATCCTTTTCTGTTTGTTTTCAATAAAAAAAGAGAGCTGATTAGCCCTCTCTCATTCATTTATACAGTTACTGTCACTACTGTTGTTGCCGTAAATCCACCATCGACTGTTGTTGCTGTAATTGTAGCTGAACCATCTGCAACGCCTGTTACAACACCTTGCGCATTCACAGTAGCAATTGCTTCATCACTTGATGTAAATGTCACTGATTTATTTGTGGCATTCACTGGCACTACATTAGCGACAATATTACCAGTGGCACCTTCGGCAACAGTTAGTGTTGTCGGGTTCACTGATAACCCTGTTACTGCAACTGGAGTTGTTGTTTCTTCACCATTAAACTCACCAGTTTTTTCACCTGGAGCCTCGAAATCATAATCACCAAAGTTAAGCACATCATCTGGTAATGGGTTCAATTCGCCTTTCTTAGTTGTATTCAGAACCTGTAAAGTTGCTGAAATTTCTAAGAAATTATCTGTTGGTGCTGATTTTTCTAATGATTCTACGTATGTGTACGCAAATAAAGAATTGTGCTTACCATTCTTATTGAGATGCTTTTGAACTTCCCAAATTTTTAGTTGTGTGCCCTTTTGAATTGATTCTAATACTGCTGTTTGTCCAGGATCATCAGGATTTCCGTAAAAAGTAACATCCAGCGATTCTGATAACTGTCCAGGACCTAAGATACGTCCGAATTTCGTTTGTTCATCCGTTAACTCACGCTCATAAGAATGTGTATGTTCGGTTTGATCTCCAATTAAAAAACCCTCTGCGCCTAATGCGTTATCAGTGGGTTGTACTAACAATAAGCTATCTTTACCGTTTAAACGTGCCATTTAGCTTTTCCCTCCTAAAATAAAAACAGCCTCTAAGGACTGTTAAATGTTTTGTATTATATATTGCATTGTTAAAATGCCATGCTTTACACCTGGCATATTATCGTCTATCACCCTTGAATCACGTCTTTCGGCCCTTAAGACTGACGCATTCGGAATATTGTAATTACTAGTCATTAGAGCTCTCTGACATGCGGATAACATCTCATAAGTAATACGTTTGCCACTATAATCATCGTTATCTTTCCACCACGTATGAATGGTGAACGTGATCGTTTCGTTATTGCTTGTTTTAGTGTCATTAGGTGATGAATATGGTTCCGATATTGTCACATACGGATAAGGTGTGTTTTCGTCAACAGCATCATAAACACCCAAATCCCATTCATCTTTTCTCGTAATGGCCGTTAATGCTTCATAAGCAGTTAGCTTCTGAAAAATAGCCTTTTGTAGCTCAAAGTAAGGCAAGGCAAAGTAGTTCGTCATAAACCTAATCGCCTCATTTCTGTTTCAAAATAATCCCTTCCAGCGTCAACTGCAGGACCCCAAAATGGTTGAGCTCTCATACCTTCAGTGGTTACATAACGCCCTAGTTTTGTACTGAAATAAGTCCATGGTGTTCTGCGGCCATTTCCCGAAACACTATAGACACCTGTACCAAATTCAACGTACCATTTGTTATCGTAAAGGCTTTTTATCCTTTACTTCTTACAGTCACCTGTAAGTTCGGCGTACATTTTCAACCATCAAAAAAAACAACCTATGACGGTTGTCGGACACTCTTGCTAGGATTATATTTATTCACCTAGTACGCTCTACGGTACTTGATAGCCTTTCGTAATCTATCAAGTTACCTCGGTGTTATCTTTTCTTGAATTGTCTTTTTCCTAAAGGTCTTACAACATTCTCACCTGTATCACCTCTAGCAATTCGTGCATAAATAGTTTTGACTGGAATCTTGTACAACTCTTCAAGCTCTATAGGGGAGTATTTCTTCCCATCGATTATCACCCACTTATTAGTTGAACGGTTTTGAGCTTGTTCTTTATGAGTAATCCATGTACAGTTTTCTGGACAGTAGTTTTGGTTTAAATCTTTTCTTTCGATTGTTAAATGTTTTTCATAACCTGAAGCATGCGCCCACTCGGAAAAATTAGAGTAATCTTCTAACCACTCATCACAGACTTTAATACCTCGTGCGCCATAGTTTTCATAACGATCTGATTTAGGATTGTAGCATCGTTTTTTCATATTCTCCCAAATGTAATATAGTCGAGTATCAGCTTCACCATGTTTCTTTCTAGCTTTGCTTGTATTTGTTTTATGAAGACAACCACAACTTTTCGTGTGCCCACTGTAAACATCGTAAGCAGACTTAACAGTTTCGTTTCCGCAAGTACATCTCACTTTCCAATATGGTCTTCTATTACCAGAAGGGGAAGCGTAGATATGACTAAATTCTATAAAGGTAAGTTGATTTTTTTGAATCCCTGTATAGTCTTTGAAACCTTTAATGCCACCTTTTATAAACTGCCCTTTGTTATTTCTTTCCATATAATCATCTCCTTATGATGATTATAACCTATTTAAGCATAAATACGAGTTTTTAATTCTACACAAAAAGACTTCCTCCGATTTTGCCCGATTCTTAAACACTTATTGTTACCAATAAGGGCGGCATACGTTTACCGCGTAATGTACTCCTACCGTTACAACAGCATTATATTTGCCAAGCATCTTCATTTCTATGGAATCTCGCAAGCTACCATCATCAACAGGAGCTAGAGCCTTAGCCTGCGTTTGTATAAGTCGTGCTGTCTCAAACACAATGTCTGATACTTTATCCAGTAAGCCTTCTTCGTATCGCTGAGCAGCCCTCATTAATTGACGACCTGAATAAGTAATCCTAGCCATTATTCAGTCACCAACTTTAATGCCACACGCATAATTTCATGTTGACCGCCTTGATCTTCAGGTCGACCAGCGAATGCATATATCTCACCTTCATAGCGTAATCGCATGCTAGAAGTCAAATCGGTTCTGTAAGGATAATACATATATCTTTGTAACGGATTTCCTAACTGTTGAGCATAATACTGCTCTTTACTAGATGGCGTATCCACAAATGCAGCGAAGTCATCAACTGGATACCAATCTGTTTTAAAGCCCCCTGCACCATCAGATATACGCTTTTTCTCCACCACTTCAACTGTATGAGGGAATTCATCATCGTAATGCATGGAATCTCACCCTCTTATATGGCCTTAGATAGATCCAGATAGCTTTAGGAAACTCAGTTTCATAGGAATACGAGACAGTTCCCATTACACGCCCTTTTAGACCCGTTGATAGTGTATTAAACTGAATGGCTTTAGCAATAAATAATCTAACACCTTGTGGCATATCTGACGGTTCCCACTTACCATTGCAATGGTCTTTTGCTACATCAAATAAAATAGGAGCCATTGCACGATAAAATCCATCATACTTAGCTCCTGTAACATTATTCATTTGCTTTAGCTGATCAATTTCTTCTTGTGTTGGTTCCCACATAAGATCACCTACTTCTCTGCTTCATTGTCTGATTCAGACTTCTTAGTAGGAGCACGTTTAGATTTTGGTGCTTCTACCTCTTCAAATTCATCAGTACGTAAAAGACGGGCACCGTGTTCATCAGTGACCGCCCATGTGATGTCTGTTTTTAAGTTTTTAACTAACACGTATTACCACCCCTTTGCTTATTCTGGACGTTTAGCTGATAACACTGCTAAAGCTTCTGGACGTGTCACTTTGGCACCGTATAGGTGAAGTCCTTTCACTGCATCCGCAAATCGTTTTTCTGGACGGTATCCCTCTACTTGTGCGGCTTGCTCAGCATACGTCCACGCCATATTATGTCCTGCAATGATCTTTGAGTTTGCAACCACTCCAGTATCTGCAGCAACAGTAGGAGCATTGTTAGATTTCATTAATAAGAAGCCTGCTGCACGTCCTACTACACCATTTAATAAACGCTCGTCAGCCGGTAGAGCTCCAGAACCCACAAAGCGATCATCTTTTAACAATAAACCTTCAAACCAAGGTGGTAAAACAGCAAAACGTCCTTGTGTTGGTACGTTTGATTCATCAAGCTTTGTTGAAAGGTCTACTAGGTATTCATAAGCATTATCCTTTGTAACTTCAATTGGTGTTGCATCAGTACCAATAGTATTCGTAGCATGTACATAATGTGATGCAATAAATTGATCAGCAACATTCGATAGTGCATAAGCAGCTTCAGCCATTGCAGCATCCATTAATTTTGGGTTTTGTTGAATTTTATCCAGATCATCAATTTGGAAATTGAAGAATTTTGATTCAGTGATTTGTAGTGAGCGAGTGTGATCCGTTAGCTCTTCTGGATCACCCATATTAGAGTTTTTAGTATAGTCACCAATTGTTACAGCCCCAATACCATTGATTTTTACAGTATCGCCATAAGCCTTGATTTCACCTTCATAATCACGATTTATTACACCGGTTTGTCCAAACACTAAAGATTTTTGTAAGTTGTGTAGTAGTCGAGCTGACCAGATTGTTGGAATAAAGTTTGTGATTGCCATATTGTAATTTCCTCCTTACCGATAATCGGTTATAGTAATTTGTTTTTCACGATTTCATCCCAATTCGCATTGATTTCATCAGGCGTCATTTTCAGTACTGCCTCTTTCGTCAATGTAGTAGGATGACCACCTTTTGGTGGCGGTGGCGTTCCACCATCTTTGAAGCGCTTGTCTACTTCTGCTTGTACAGCAGCATTAAATTCAGCTTCAAAGATGCCTAAATTAGCAGTTGTCTTTTCTGCATCCTCACCTACAAAGAACTCTACTAATTTTGCTGGTAAACTCTTTTCTGTTGCAGTAGACAACGCTTGATTAACTAACTTTTCGCGCGCGGCTTCTTTTTGAGACTGCTCAAATTGTGCTTTTAAGTCGCGTAACTGTTTTGCTTCCTCCGATTCAGGTGGGTAACGCTTGGAAATCTCATCTTCTAATTTCTTTGGAAGAGTTTTAGTTTCGTA